ATAGAAGCGTTACCAGCACCTAGATTAGAGCCAGCTACGCTTGTTCCGATTACATCGGCTTGTACTGTTCCGTATGCCATTATGCTAATTGCTCCGTAGTGGGTTTAGCTAGTGTAGGGTGTTCCCATTTAGCAATGTAATCGCCCTTGCCATCGCTGTCGTTTTGCAAAGTAATAACAGTCATAAAGTCTTTATCTTCAAGACTAGGATAAATTGATTTAATTTTTTCGTATAAATTCATTATGCAGCCCTCATTAATGCACCGTTAAACCATGAGTAAGCTTGACCAGTTCCGCTTGTAATACTTCCTGGAGTTAAAGCATATATTTCTATGTAGTCTGTTGACCCATTACAATAAACAATACTGCTTATTGAAGCTGCTGGCGAACTTGCTGTAGAGGCATAAGTTGAGCCTTGTTTATAAATAGAACCATTTTTATAAATATTGACAGTTCCATATCCTGCTGAGGTGCTACCAGTTAAATTAACAGCAGAATTAATTAAATAATATCCTGCTACTTGTGGCGTAAATTTACTTGAAGAAACTGCGCTAGCTGTATCAAATTCTTGAGTTTGAAAAAGAATTTTTGTATATGTTCCAGCGCTCATGCTTGTGCCAGAACTTGCATAATAACTAAACGCTGGCATATTACCGCTAACCATTACTGTGCCAGTAGCTGCTGGTAATGTGGCTGTATTAGTTCCGCTTACTGCTGGGGCAGCTAATGTAATAGCTCCGCTTGTATCTCCGCTAATTACTACTGAACTCATAGAATTACCCACCTTGAACCGCTAGGAACAGTGACAGTTTTACCACTTGCTACAGATACTGGGCCTACAGAGTGACCGCTATATCCACTAGGAATTGAATAACTTGTATTAACAGTTAAGTTGTTTACAAAAATGCCATTTGATGCCACCAACTCACCAGCAGTTGCTTCTAGTGTTGTAGCATTTTGATAAACAGCTTGTGTTGCAGGATAGTCACAAAATACGTCTTGTGAACCACTAGAAAAGTTTACTAGTGAACCTGAATTAGATGAAGACAGGACGGTAGTTCTCGCAAGAGTCGTACCGCCCGCTCCAATAGTTCCTAATCCTACTTCCCAGTTACTACCAGTTTGGTCGGCAATAACATAGAAGGTAGTGTTATTAGCTCCAATACCAGACGAAAATGTTCTATATCCTGTTGCCGCACCCAAGAGCGTGGCAGTGCCAGTTCCAGGTGAAGTACAAGATTCTTTAACTCTATCCGCTAGTACGAAAGCCATAGTTTCCTAACTATTAACTAAATTGACACTTAACAGTGAATTGAATGGAGTCGCCAGAATTCAAAGCGATACCAGTAAAGTCACCTTTAATAAACAAGTTACCAGCAGTGGAAGCATCAAATGTTCCAGCATTGGTGATTGTCAATGAACTACCAGCAGTCAACGTACCAACAACTTGGTATGTATCATTAGTAGTAGAAGTAGTTACTTGTGAAGAAGTACCAGCAGTGCGTGAGCCAGTCTCCGTAAATAAAGTCGTATCAGTTGCTGCAGTAGTGCCAGCACCAGTTCCCCATGCTACATAAGAAGGCTCAGTACCTGAACCTTTAATGCGGCTGGTGACAACGGCTTTACCTGTATTAACTAACAGTGTAGCCATTTTTTAATTCTCCAAAAAAACATCTTGAGTGGGTTTTTGCTGTAGTAATCTATAACGCCAAGTTCTTCAACTGTGCCGTCAGCACGAGTGATGGTGGCAACCAGTTTTATTTCTTTAGCGTTTAGATTAGCTACTTGCATATTAAACCCTTTGTTTAACTAACTCAAGAACGATTGTAAATGTTAAGGTTTGACCTGTACCTTCATAATCAAAGGTCGCTAAAATCTCTCCTGTTGGATTGACAGCATTATTAATAATACCGCCGTAGTGCTGAGCTTCTACTTTACCACGTCCTGCAAAGTTCCAGAATACAGTATTAGCAGAAGCACCTTTCCAAAGAATGTTTACAGTTAATAAGTCTTCTACGTCGTAGTTGATTTTATTAACACGTAAACGATTGGCCTTAACACCGTTAATATCAAAATCACTTAAGTTAGCAGGGTTAACAATAGTGTAAACACCTGCATCAGTAGCTGTTAAAGTGCCTTCGTATTTAATTACAACGTGACGAGGACCATCAACAAGAATCTGAATAGGAGTTTGAATTGTAGTAGTCATGTGCTACTCCCTATTAACGTGAAAGTTCTTGAGCTGTACCAATATAGTCTACAGTTAAAGTATCAGTCGCTGTTGGAGTAATTTGAAGAACAGGGGTAATTAAAGCGTTAGTCAAACCAGTAGCGGAAGCACCAATACTAGGAGCTACTACACGAGCAATCATTTGATTGTTGTTATATACTACAAGTCTGTACCATCAAAGTAGAAACCTACTTCAATCCATCCTCCAGCAGTAGCAGTAGTAACACCAGTAACTAAAGTAGTAGCTGTAGAAGCTACAGTAGATACTAAGTTAACAGAAGTGCTTGACGCAGCTTTAGCAAACCAAATACCATCATTAGCTGATGAACCAGATTGTAGACCAACGTAGAAAGATTTAGTTCCAGAAACAGCAGAAGCTTGAAAACGAGCTGTATACCAAAAACGATTACCAGCTTGGAACTGGAAAGAAGAACCATTCTTGTATGTAGAAGTAGCAGTTGTTGTGCCACCTGGAGTTAGAATAGCTTGACCACCTACACCATTGGTTAAGGCAAAAGTAGAACTAGTACCAGTAACAGTATAGTCTGTGCCAATCAAAGTGTTAAAGTCATTAATGTAGCTAGTGCTGCCTAAATTCTGCTGACTAGCTGTATGGAAAGGGTCTGGGTAAGGATAGCTGTAAAACACTTCACCAGAGTATGCTGTGGATACACCACTTGTAAAACGGGTTGGATTACTCATTTAATTGTTCCTTAACGTGATGAGTTCACGCCCGAAGGCGTTAAGGTAATAGAATTTATTACGAATGATTTTTAATGCTAGCTACAGGAGTCATGCGTTTCTTTTTAACGCCTGACAACTGACCGCCTTGATTCTCTACTGCTTGGGTATTGCCTAAACCTTTTTTAGCATTGCTTTTTGGAGTTGCCATATTGCTTGGCTTATTCTTAGCTACGCCTTTAGGAAAGGTTTCAATGATTCTTTTTTCCATGATTTGTCCTTTAGAAGGAAGGGAAAGGAATCTTATGAATTCCTAACCCTCCTATTATATCACAAATTAACTCAAATGTAAAGAGTTAATTAAGGACCGTTAACGCCATAGATAGCACGTGGATCAGACCAACCAAAGCTGTAACGCTCGTAGCCTTTAGCCTTAGCGTTCATTGTGTCAAAATCATTGTCCTGATCGAACATGATACCAACACGCTCATAGTACTTCATACCATTTTGAACGTTAGTGCGGAGGAACCAAGCGTGTGGGCTTGTTAGGTAATGGTTCATTACGATACCTTCTGGGATGGCATTAGTTGCCTTCAGAACGTTGATATCGTTATTTGCAGTACCTGATTGGAATACTGATTTCAAAATGCGGTTAGCATTGTACCACTCTTGACGAGCAACTACTAAGCTACGTGGCATTACGTTGATCAAGAGACCACGGTCATTTTGGAAACCCATAATTGCAACAGTTGCGTCTTCCAAAGAAGCTTCGGACAAGTCAACAGAAACAGTAGGGGTGTTCGCAAAAGTACCACCAGAGGTGTTAGGATGGTTAGTTGCACATAATGCAACGCCGTCGCCGCCTTTGTATGTGCTATTAAAAGCACGATTGTAAACGTTAGCACCAACGTTTTCTTTTGTTTGACGGAAAGACATTGCCAACGCAGCAGAACGACGCTTGGAAACTTGCTCATACAAGTTGTCATCCAACTCTTCTTTAGTTACGATGTAACCAAGAGCGTATGCAACGTGTGTGTAGCGAGTTACGAAACCTTGAACTTCTGAGTCGTACTGAACGCCAGCACCTTCAGACTTAACAGGAGCAAGACCGAATCCAGTTAACTGAACGTCTTCCTCGTAGTTTTGCATTGAAGTATCTTTGTCGAAGAGATGAATGTACTCTTCTGGATGCTCGTCATAAACCTGACCCCACCATGCTTTGATACCAGGCCATAGAGCCTTGGGATGTGTACCAGTTGTAATTACACCAGCCATTTTATATATCTCCTATTAATTAAGCACCGAATGCTTGTTTGTATTGATGCTTATTGAACACAACTAACAAGTCATTGTAAGCACCAGGGGTGTTTGCAGGCTCTTGATACATACCAATAACTTGGAACATAGAAGCAGCAGTTGCAGAAGCATCAGCAGTTACGTATGTAGAAGAGAATGGTGAAGACTGGCTCAAAGTAGCGGTCTGGTCAGCAGTGATTGTTGGAACTGCAGTAGAACCAACTTTAGCATCAGCAGAAGTATTAGCTTGAACACGGAATACAACAGCAGGGTCATTAACAACATAAACATAGCTGTATGAACCAGAACTTAAGCTAATGTACAACTTACCTAAGTCAATGTTTGTGCCTTGCAAGCTTACGCCTGGGTTAGCAACACGAATAGAAACAACAACGCCCAATGGAACATCGGTTGCTGTTGCTTTAGTTACGAGAGCAATTCCGTTTGCATCGTTACCAACAGCAGACTTAACAATATCGCCAATAGCGTATGTGTTAGAAGCGTCGTTAGCGATAGCGTAGAGTACGCCTTGCTCGTTAAAGGGTGCACCAGTGATTGTGCCTACTGGCGACAATCCTGCTACGGCATTTACGTTTGCCATGTTTTTAAACTCCTATTATGGATTGAATTAATTAACCTTGATACCAGCATTGTAGAAACCTGTGGAATCTACGCCAGGTGTTTGACCACCACGGATTGCTGCATCAGTTTTATCGTTACGTTCTTGTAGTTGACGTTGGTCTTCGTCCCACCACTCTTGTTTGATTTTCATCAAGTAAGCGTACATGGGTTCACCTTTTTCGCCAGCACCTACTAAGAATCTAACCTTTTCTCCTAGATCTGTGTTACGTGATGTAACATTCTCCGTAACACCTCCTACCTCGCTGGGATGAACGAATTCATAACCGTTTTCAGTGGCAGCCTGTATACGACCAGGAGCGTCATTGAAAATATGCAAGTGATACCCTGGTATCTGGTTTCCTACTTGCAGCTTACTTTGAGTCCCATTAAATACGCCTCTTTTACGTTCACGAGGACGCTCTACCTTAGTAGACTCTGTAGTAGCTTTAACTTCACGTTTGTTTTCAGTCATGTTCTTTCTCCCTTATTCCCAATCATATTCTGCAACATAAGCTTCTTTGGTCATCAGACCTTGCTTAACAAATTTATCACAAGCTGCTTTAGCTTCTGGAGGCAAGTTATTGTAAGATTTCTTTCCAGAACTTGCTGATGGTCTAGCTGTACCGTTAGGTGAGCCTTCCATTGGATTCTGTACACGTTTCTTACCAAACTTCTCTGGCAGCATCTCTTGAAGTTCTTGATCTAGTTTATCCAAGAAGGCTTGTCCGTTAAGGCCAGGGTTCTCACGACGGAGTTCAACACCTAATCCATTAGCCATGCCAGTCAATCTTGAATCTTTACCAAACCAGTCATTCTTATCCATCCAAGCATTTAAGATAGGATCTTGAGTGATCTGTGGAACTTCTACAGCTTTGGCTTCAGCAGCCTTAAGTTCTTCTTTAGCTTCTAGACGTTGCTCTTTCAAGTCGTCCATTGCATCGTCAATCGCTATTGCCCTGTCGCCATCGCCTTGTGTGATTGCATCACGCTTAGCTTGCTTCAGTTGCTCTAATTGACTTTCAAGATCTTTGGCTTTCTTTTCAAATTGCTGTTTTTGGTATTCACGAAATTCTTTAGCAGACTCTCGTGCCTCTTCAGCCATCTTCTTTGCTTCGCCTAATTCTTTAAGCAATTTCTCATTATTCTTACGAAGGATTGGCATAATCTCTTTGCCACGACGTACAAACGTCTCAGCATCAACCCAATCGCTCTCAGAGCCACGAAACTCTTCTGCTGATACCCACCCCTGTGCCCTTGCTTCGGACTCGAACTGGGACGCTTCTGGAGCTTCCTGTGGTGCTTCTTGTTGTACTTCTACTTGTGTATCTTCACTCATTATTTAAGTCCTTTTAATAGATGTGGGTCAACTAAGCCCATATCTGCATCTAACTTGGCTACCAGATCTGCATAATTAATCATGCGGTAATCTTTGCCGTCTTTTCCTTTGTACATCAAACCAGCGTACTTAGCGAATGCTACCTTCATACCGACTTGAACAATGTTTTCTGGAACTTCTTCACCAACAGCTACAATTTCTCCTGTAGTGTTTGCAAGCTGTTCACGTTCACTGGTCTCATCTGAAGATACAATAATTCCACTAGCTGTTTTGTTTTCAACCACTAAAGGTCTAATCAAAACTCTATCAAAGATTGGATGAATTCCTGTTTCATTATTCATCTTTTTTCTCCGCTACTGAACTCATTAATTCGTTATAGTCTAAGGCTAAAATGGCTGTACAAGCTGCTGCTCTGCCACGAATACTTGCATCGTCTTCTGTGCCAGCTAACAACATTTCTTTTAACCACTCTCTGTCGTTGTTAATTGCTTTCATAAAAGCTTGGGTAACACGACTTGCCTTCCACTCATTAAACTCCTGCTCTGTGACCACTAAGGCCATACTTCCTCCTTGTTACATCTCTGGTAAAACATCCCCTTCTTTAGGTTGGGGTTGACTCGTATCAATCATGTGTTTCTCAAGTTCCATCATAGTCTTGAGAGCACTTTGAATTCCTTCGTTTTTAGCTCTAGCTGCACCAATCTGGGCATCTAACATAGCAATGTCATGACCTGTGCGTACACCACCAGCCTGCTCAACTGCAAGGATTGCATCAGCTTCAAGCTTATGAATCTTGGCTTGGTTGAGTTCAACATCTTTCATCATCTTAAGCATAGCAACCTTAAATTGGTTTTGTGCATCAAGTTGCTTGCCTTGTTGTTTCATTTGTTCAATTTGAATTTTCTCAGATGGTCCTGGCTTAATAGCGTTAGGACCTTTTGGATCTGGGAGGAGTTGATCAATGTTACTTACTCTCATTGCTTTAAGGTAATTCTTTTGCACTTCATACATATTCATGCCAGGGGTCGTAGAGGCAAGTTGTAAAAGTGCAGTAGCCTGCTGGATACGTTGTGTATCAGAAACAATGTTAGGATCTGCAGCAGGACGTACATCAGATACTGGACCTGCGAAATCATCAGCATCAATAAAGTTAGCACCTGTATCGCTGTTGTAGTCTTCAATGCCTACAAGATACAGTTGATTCAAACGGTAAAGCTTACGGAACTCATCTTTCAGACTTCTATAGGTACGTTTAAAGATACCTGAGAAAATCTTCATTCCTTGTTCTGCCATCGTTCTCGTAGTTTCTGCAGCGGTATTTTGGCCTGGATTTTGTCCTGAAAGAATGTCAACAGAACCACCAATACGCTCACCGTAATTAATGAGCAAAGAAAGCAAAGTAAAAAGAACTTGAGAAGGTTCACGCACTGGAAGAGGCATAATGCCTTTCCTGAGATCATCACCTGTGGTATCAACATGTTTCCATTCTAATGGTGCAAAGTTGTAGTTTCCGCCTCTGAGTTTGATTCCTCTGGATAAGAAACCACCTGCGGTATTGGCCATCGTACCTGTGTCAATAAGTTGATTGAGAAGGGTATCGATACTTTGATTAAGTGGTCCAAGAAGAGTTCCGAAACCGAGGTCATAAAATCCACCATCAGGTGAGGGAATGAAAGGGAATTTAGTAAAGTACGTTTCTGCTTTAATTGTGAGGACATTTCCTTGATCATCTCTTTCAATAGAAGTTGCAAAGTAACGAGCTACAATACGAAGAATTTGTTTAGTATCACGACGCATCCATACGATGTACGGCTCAGCGTAACCATCACCATCAAAGTCAATGAAGGTGTGTTGTTCTAAAATTTCATAAGGAGTTGTGTCATCAATAGAATCAGGAGCATTCATGCCCTGTGCTTTGTTTTGAGCCAAAGTCATGTTAGACTGTGGTACAGCAGCAGGACGGCTATGTTCCTTCATCTTCACAAACAGACCACGAGCTTCACGCTCATAGATGTCGTTGCTTGAGAAGTATTGAATCTGAGTGATACGTGGGGATGTATCTAGATGTTTAGTCCAATAGTTAACTACAAAGTCTTTAGCAAGGATATGCTCAGAGACGTTGTGTTTAAGTATAGGATCAAAGTAGGACTTCTTGAAAGCACAACCTACGATAGGCTGGGAAATCAATACACGATCCATTTCAGATTCCCAAGTAGTATCTTGCTCTAGGATCTGATAAGACATGAATTGACTTACACGATGAGAACGTGCGTCTTTCTGACCTGTAGGGTCGTCACCAATTACACGACACTGAACAGGGGTTTCCCCGTTAATAAGTACGGGATAGCTGCGAGCATGAAACTGCAAAGCAGCAATAGTAATAAGTGGAAATTTGACATTAGACGCTCCAGGCCAAGGGAAAGACTTAGCTTCCGCAACTTGCAAAGCAAGCTTCATAGATTCTTCAGTACGCTTTTCCCAAGCAGAACGAGACTCTAAGTCAGCTTGAAAACCTTTGTACACATTATAGCTAATGGTATTGAGGTCAGCATCATCTAGAACTTCACAAATATTAGGAAGTTCTACGATGTCGTCAAGTTTAAATTCAGTATTTAATTTCATTAGTATCCTGTAACAGCGTTTCGTCCAGCTTGGTCGTATCCATAATCATGTAAGGCAACCCTGTATTCTTCTTCATCAATTTCGCTTTGAGTAGCAGCTACTTGCATTTGATTGAGTAACAAGCCGATATAAGCCCAAGCATCAACTTGGTCGTCATGTCTATCTCTAGGAAACCTCAGTAGCTCATCTTCAAACGTTTGATACCAATCAGCAGATGTGTCAAACTTCACAGCTCCTGCTCTCATACGAGCCTGCATTGATCTAGCACGACTTAGTTTATCTCCACTTGGTTTTAATAACACCAAGTTTACAAACGTGTCGGTCTTCATCATTGCTTCGTTTAAGTAAGGGCCAATAGACTTCTGGATTGTACCTGCCTCAATTCCAAACAATTCAGGGTTGTACGTTCGCTGGAGGGCAAGAATGGTTTCTACTATCTGCATCGCATCCATTCTGTCACGAACGATGTTCACACACTGCAAGTGCTGATTCTCGTCCATCCCTGCCACAGCAAAAACACTGTAATCACTATGTTGCCTTTGACTGATTGCTAAATCAGCAGCAATATAATAATTCAAATTCTTTTTACGGTCTTCGTCTTTAAGTGGTGAAAAGTCACTCTTCTTAAAAAATCCGTTTGCATCATCAAGAGGAATGTTTAACATCTCTTGACTGTATACGTCTGCTAAGCCTTGTGCAATGTACTGGGCTTTACGCTCTTCTAGTGCTTTCTTGTTCCACCGATCAGGCCACAGAATTTTACTAAAGTCATCTGTATGGGCACGATACTTTAAGGACAACCAAGAAGTCTTGTAGTTCGTAAACTGCCGTAAATCTTCTGTTATTAAATTCTTTAACGCTTTAGATCCTAGGCTTGCTAACTGAGACTCTGGCATTAGCCGTTCTAACAATGAGTCTAGGTGCAAAATGGTACCTACAATTCGAATCTTTCCTGTTACTGACAGGGCAGGTATAAGTGCTGAGTAGAACCATCTACGAAGCTTCTCTCTACGGTCTTTATTGAGAACCTGTTCATCCGATTCCATATCGTCACAGATGATTAAATCTGGACGTTTGTTTAACCATTTTAAACCACGAAGCTTTTGTTCTGAACCTTTAGCTTGGATACGAAATGTATATCCATCATCGAATTTACAGATTATATCATCTTCTGTAGATTTTGTAAACTCTATATTACCAAATAAACCATGTATGTCTTCATTGTCCCTCAGTTCTTTGATGATATCACCTAAGAACAGACCAGCTTGCGAGAAGCTGTCTGAGACAATCAAGACATACTTTGAACGTCTAAAAAGTACTTCAGCAAGGCAGTAAGCGTAAGTGACAGCGGTAGACTTGCCGTGACCACGAGGAGCAGCAATAGCAACAAACTTATCTTTATGACAACACAGTTCCCATAGCTCTCGGTGAAACTCTGGGGTAGGAGTGGCTGAGTCATAATTCTTTACCAAACAGGCGTTACTGAATCCTTCAATAACTTCACTTGTTAGCTCCACTAAGTTTATTCCCTTTTTTTCTGTTTACTGCTTTACTTACAACTCGTAAGTTTCCTTTACTGACACTACCACCCTTGCTTAAGGGTTTCTTGTGATCTACTTCTTTACCGTCACCTTTAGAGACTTTACCTACTTTAGCCATCTCAGCTCTAGCACCATTCCTGGCAGCCCTGTTCTTCTTTTGAGTCCCAGTGCCGTGGTAATCAGCGTATTCTTGTTTGTAGTTTCTAGGTTCTTTACGTGGCATTTTCAATCACCAAAGGTTGAGGGGTTATATCCTTTTCCTTTGGCTTAGCAAAGGCTCGGAACTGCTCAGCGAGTTTCGCCAATCTATCGTCTACAGTCTTTTCAATCTGTTCTTGCATTGGCTTGTCTTCAATGATGTCTTTACGTTCTAACATATCGTTAGCTACTTTAGAGGCATCCTTTAGAGACACTGGTACACGTATTAGCTCTGACGTTTTAGGGTCATATTGGTAATTACCATTAGCTAATCTATCTTCAGTAACATCTAAAGCTTTAGACACAAGCTTGGTTAAACGAGCATTGAGTTTAAGATTGTCTTCAGCTTTTAGCTCTTCAACCATCTTTTTGAACCAGTCAGCATAACGCCAACGGTTAAAGGTAGCTAAAGGGATATTCAGCACAGCAGCCGTTTGAGCACCGTTTCCTAATGCAAGAAAGGTCTGTGCAGCTTCAAGCCTTTGGCTATCCGACCACCACTTACCTTCTGCTTTTAAATCTCGTTTCTTTCTACGTGTCATGTTTGAAGACAATCCTTTACTTTCCTGTATTGTATCATACTTTTATTGATTTGTCAATAGTTATTTTAATTATTTTTATGAGCCGTATTTTTAGGGGACAAGAGAAAAGACTTGACAAAAGACAAAACTTGTGTTATACTATCTATACAGGTTAATATGCTTTATAGGCTATTAAGGCTTTTAAGGTTTTAATAAAAGATTATAATATATAATAAAGATTAAATAAAGATAATAATAACTATATCTTTAAAGGCTTATAAGGCTATATTGGCTTTATAGGCTCCTTAGACCTGTTAGTAGCAAAGAGCACTCCTTAGCCTGTTCAGAGCTAAGTGCACACCTCCCTAGGCCTTCCTAGAACCTCTCTACGACCTTTTTAAGACTCTGCAAGGAGCCAGAGGCTACCCCCTGTTTTAAAAGTTACTGCAGCGTTATAAAAGGCTATATATAAATATTTATAATAATTCTTTTTACCCTCCCCACCCTCCTTCTCAGGCTCTACCCTGCCCCTCCCTTGTCCTGCCTAGCCCTCCCTAGTCTTCTATAAGACATAAGACTTAATGAGATCTATTCTCATCTGTGCAGGTCATACCCTTCATAGGTTTAAACTATTAAGACTATCCAAGTCATAGCGTCCCTTAATAGGTGCATAACCTGCCTAGACAATTCAGACACTTAGCAAGCTCCAGCCCTTATAAGATTCAGTTATGAATTGATTAGATCTATATTACTAATTGATCTAATAGACTTAGGGTTTTCCCTAATAGACAATAGATAAAACAGTCTCCAAAATGGTTACATGTTTAACTCACTTGAAAGATCTAATATGACTAACTTAAAAGCCCTTTTAATTACTGTCTTATTGTTTGCCGTTTGTTTATATGTTTGGCATTTAACTAATATCCACGTTTTATAAGGGTTTATCCCTATTGTTTTTATTTGTTTTCAGTCTTAAATTGCTATTGTCTTAACTCATAAGGATTAAATACCATGATTAAATTATCTAAAACTAGTAAACTGGACGGCATTATGTCTTGGAGCCTGAACGCTCTAGACACTTGCCAAGGCTCTAAACAATCTAACGGAGAACTAGTGGACGCTTGCAAGGGTTGCTATGCTACAACGGGTAATTATCGTTTTAAGAATGTCAAGGCTCCACGTGAGTTTAATAAGCGTGACTGGATTCGTGAAGACTGGATCTCTGACATGGTTTTAGCTCTAGACTCTAGCCGCTATTTTCGTTGGTTTGATTCGGGAGATATGTATTCAGTAGATCTTGCAGAGAAAATATATCAAGTTATGATCCTGACACCTTGGGTTAAGCATTGGTTGCCTACACGAATGGAAAAGTTTCCTAAGTACAAAACAATCATTAGTAAAATGAGAGCCTTAGACAATGTCTCTGTTAGATTCTCCAGTGATTCAGTAACGGGAGAATACGTCCAAGGCTTGCATGGTTCTGTAATCATTCCAGACTCTAGCAAGGTGCAAGAGGGTATGACTCTATGCAAGGCTTATGAGAATGAAGGTAAGTGTAACGGCTGCAGAGCTTGCTATGACAAGGACGTGGACGTTATCGCTTACCCTGCACATGGTAAAACAATGGCTAAAGTGATCCGTATAGCCTTAGCCGCTTAAACAATAGGAGAATATAAAATGATTATTAAACCCTTAACAGACAGACAGAAGAGCCTTATTGTCAACAACGTAGTCAAGGCTTGCTATGACATCAACGCTCTAAATAGTACGGGTTACAAGTACTTATATCTTGCCAATGGATTTATAGCCCATTACAATTTAGGAGGCTTCAGAGATTACTACACTAGAAAAGATCTACTAACGGACGTGCTAGATCATGAAGAGGACAACACGTGGAGAAACTTTAGCCCTGACTGTTTAAATTATGAGTATTATAAAAGCAAGCGAGAAGTATACAAGGCTATATGTAATAAGCTACGCAATAAAACTTTAAACACTTGGAATACTTAGGAGATTACATCATGAATACATATAAAATAATGCTGGAGATTGTATCCGATAACCCTCCTGACTGGATCATTCCAGCCATAGAGGATCAATTAGAAGGTGAAGAGGCAGTGCAATATTTTGATTATAAAATAGACAATCAAGATAAGAAATTTATCAAGGATCATTTTCAATTTATTAGAATAGGAGATTAGATCATGACTAAGTATAGAATTCTAGCAAGTAGCGTTGAGTATTTATATCTTGATATCGAGGCAGAAAACTTAGACGAGGCTAGGCAGATCGCTTATGATTCAGACGGAGGAGACTATAAAAGTCAAGGTCTCGGAGACTGGCAAATAGATAGCATAGAGGAAGTTTGATTATGACACGCAACGATTTAGATAGTATCTTAGAAACTATATGGCAAGCCTTGGAAGGGTACAGAGAGGACTGTATCCCTGAAGGACAAGCAGACTATGACGATCAGTGGAGCGATATATGCACTGCTATGGCATGGATTCAGGAAGACTTAAACCATCAAGAGGAGATTGAATTATGATAAACAACAACTTAGACTTAGCCTACACAGTAGACCTGCTGGCACGTCTCACAGAATCAATCGAGACGTACTTAGAAGATGATCGCTGGGACGGCTCCGAGGTGATGGACAATGAGATTAAAGATGCCAACACTCTTATTAAAAAGTATTACAAGATGATTAAACAAGGTCAGCAAGACGATACAATGTCACAATGGGTTAAGCAAGTAAACAAGGATATCAGGGAGGGTATAGCATGATTGACTTTCACGATACAATTATTAAGCATGGTAGTCCTTATGACAGAGGAGGAGCAGACTCTTATTATCGCAGACCTGTAAACCCTCATTACTATCCACAAGGTAGTTACAATGGAGAAGTAGTCACAGACTTAACAGATGCAGAGAGAGCCGAGTATATGCGAGGCTATGAAGACAATGAACGTGCAGGTGATCACAAGGACTGGGAGTAAACTATGAACCATAATATTATTTTTAATACTAAAGATGAACTTCTCACGTGGTTAGATGAGAACTTCCCTGATGCTAAGCTCTCGCACGTAGCGGCAAATGGTGCAACGTATGAGACGGAAGACTGTACGCTAGAATCTAATGGTCTTAATTTATTACTAACATTTAAAACAATCTAAAGGGCTATCATGAGCGACAGATACTACGAACCTGACGATGACGGATACCCCGATGACTGGGACTGGAAGATAGAAAACTATGCTGAGGAAATGCTAGGAGAAGAGTATAATTATCATGACTCGCACAACTGGGCAGAAGGCTTAAGCGAGTGTGGTTTCGATGAAGAGGAATATCCTACACCTAGTCACGCTCCTATCTTTGTGATTGAAAAGGTCTCTCAGTATTGGCACGAAGTAGCATACAGAAAAGCAACACAATTTTATGAAGAGAACCCTGATGCGGATTAAACCAATAGAACCTATAATAGCTATACCTTATCAACTACCAAGGAGAAAAGAAAATGACGAACTTACAATCAGAAATGTTTTCAGAAGAGGCAAAACTGATGTGGGAGGAGTATTGTTATCACAATGCGATGTGCGATATGACTACACTTATGCTAAAATACGGAGCAAACAAAGTGATCAATGACCTCATTGATATGTATAATTCTGCGGAGGCTGTAAAGAATGGTTGAAAACCTAATTAAACAACTCAGAGCGTATGCTGATAAGGATGAGTACGTTGTGACTCGTAATCTTTTAATGAGGGCTGCTGATGCACTAGAGACTCAGGAGGATACGAAGGCTCATCTGTGGGCTAAGATGCTCGGAGACAGTCAGAACTTTTTAGATGCAGAACGCTATCGCTGGCTCAGGGATGGTGCTTGGGATGTACCTCAAGATATCATTGCACCTGCTATTGTCCTGTGTGATGGGAAGATGTCTACGCATGTGTGGCTGACTGGCGACCATGTAGACAAAGCCGTTGACTCGTGGATGTCTAAAGAGTTTAGACGTAAGGAGATTAAAGAATGAGTAAGGTGATGGTAAATCTTGATCTTGGAATGTGGCTTAACGAAAAAGGTCAGATGCAATTATTCATTGGTGAAGATTCTGAGCCTGTGGAAATGATTCCCTTGATTGATTTAGTAAGGATGCAGATTGATTCTCACAAGGTTAGGCACGATCACCCACTAGACTTTGACGATATTAAGAAGATGAACAAACTTAAGAAGGCTCTGATGCAGTGCACTCATTTACTTACGCAAGAGATTGCGAATGCTAAGTAAGTATTGGGTTCACGATGAGGAAGGCTTAGCCCTTAGATGGTTTTATACTAAGGCTGAGGCTCTCGCATTTGTAGGCACTAACCAGTGGACTATTGAACTAAGGAAGGTAGAGAAGTTTAAATTTGAGGAGGCATTATTTTGAACAGATAAGACATGCTATTGATTATATTTGCAGTATCTTCAGTAATAGATACTGTATTAAATATTTATAAGGAGTTAATAAAATGACTGACGCAGAATTAAAAGCAATACTTAATCGTGGTGGTATTGGTGAACCATTATATGAAGGTGAAATTGGAGAAACTAATATGCCTACATGGAGAAAGTTAGCTGAATCATTTAAGGATTATTATGACTTACAACAATACAATGCCAGAAAAGAACAGAGCTGACTATTACTCACCTGAAGAAATGGATTGTGAATACTTCCCATGGGATTGTGACAATGTTTCAGGAGAGGCTCTAGGAGGCTCTGAAGAAGAAGATGAGGAGTAGGTATCAACTCATACCTGATCGCTTCTCTAAAGCCCCTTATAATCGTTTTAAACCCTATGCGGAGACTGCATGAGATGCTATTGTTGCAATAATTTATTAACTGACTATGAAGCAACCATTAAGTCAGTGAACACTAACTCTTACCTGGACATGTGCCTAAGTTGTTTAAAGACTGTTAAGGATGATATTCTCTATAAAGATAGAGTAGATTTACTAAGTAGTTCTGATGTAGATGATTTAGATTATTACTTAACTGATATAGACTTTAATGATTATAATTAATATGATTATATTATATATTGTTATTGTTATATTTACTTTATGTCTTATAGAAACAATAAAGCCTAGATAGATATTATACACGAGAAAGAAATATGAGTCAATTTATAAAACACATAGCCTGTGAGAAGTGTGGAAGTTCTGATGCTAATGCACTCTTCGATGATGGTCATACATATTGTTATGCTTGTCTAACCTATGTTGCTGGCGATAAAGTTAATGATAACAATAACTTACAGAGCACCCATATTAGTAATGAGATGAGGCTTAAGGGTGACGTGAAGTCTATTCCTGATCGAGGCATCACTGCACAGACCTGTCAGTACTATGGGGTCACCTCTGACGAGACTACGCAGTCCTATCCCTATGCCGATGCACAAGGGGCTATCATTGCTGCCAAAATCCGTACAGTAGCTGACAAAAACTTTACGATTGCTGGTGACTGGAAAGGCTCAGTGCTCTTCGGTCAGAATTTATTTGCTAAAGGTGGGAAGACTGTAACGATTCATGAAGGCGAACTAGACGCTTTAGCAGGCTTTCAGATGGCAGGATCTAAGTACGCTAACGTCTCTGTACGTAATGGTGCTCAAGCTGCTCTAAAGGACGTTAAAGCTGCCTATGAATGGCTAACTACATTCGATGAAATTTATATCTGCTTTGATGCGGATGAACCTGGACAGAAAGCAGCCAGCGAAGTCGCAGAAGTCTTAGGCAATAAATGTAAAATCGTTAAACACTTGACAGGCTACAAGGATGCCTGTGATTACCTCAAAGCAAATAAAGGAGCAGAGTATGTTAAACAATGGTGGGCTGCCGAACAATGGACACCTGACGGTATTATTGCTGGATCGACACTCTGGGACGAAGTTAACAGACCAGTTGAGAAGTCTTCCGCTATGTACCCCTGGCCTGGAGTCAATGAGCTTACATACGGCATTAGAGCTGCAGAGCTTATTACAGTCACTGCTGGATCGGGACTTGGTAAGTCTCAGTTCCTTAGAGAAATCCTTTGGCACTTAATCAAGACTACAAACCATAACATTGGTTTAATGTTTATGGAAGAGTCAGTGCGTAAGACTGCTCGTGGCATTATGTCGCTTCACTTAAATAAACCACTACACCTGCCTGACACACAGGTATCACCAGAGGAGTTAAAGAATGCTTTTGATATTACATTGGGTACTGATCGTTTGTTTTTTTGGGATAACTTTGGGTCTACTGATATCAATAACGTCATTAACCGCATACGTTACTTTGCCAAAGCTGCCGATTGTAAATACGTATTTCTTGATCATATTTCTATGGTTGTGTCTGCTCAGTCTAATGGCGATGAGCGTAAGTCTATTGATGAGTTAATGACTAAGCTGCGTATGCTGGTGCAAGAAACTGGGATTAGTTTAATTGCAGTATCACACCTTAAGCGTCCTGAGAGTAAAGGGCATGAGGAAGGTGCAGCCACTAGCTTGTCACAGCTTAGAGGATCAGGTGCTATTGCACAGCTCTCTGACATTGTGATTGGTCTAGTCCGTAACGCACAGGCTGAAGATCCCATGGAGCGTAACACAACACGAGTAAGCATTTTAAAGAATCGCTTTAGTGGCCTGACCAGTCCCCACTGTGCGAGTCTTCTCTACAACAAGGACACAGGTCGTATGCTTGAAATGCAGGAGAACTTATGAAAACTGTAAAAGTACCAGCAGTAAAGAAAAAGAATGGGAAGATTGTTAAGGCTAACACTAAGATGGATAGCCATGACGATTTAGAAACTAAAGGGAAGCGAGGCTTTATTCTTTCTGACGGCAAGTTTGCTGACAGGGAAGAGGCTGCAAAGGTAGCTAAGAAGGCTAAGCAAGTTAAGAGTGGTGCATCAGCTTTAAGTAAACGTAAGAAACTTCATAGCGAGAACCTGCGTACAACTAAACAGAATAAAGATAAACAATGAGACGTGATGGAGGCAAAGGACATAAGCCTAGACCAGTCCCTGACAGAAAACAGTTTGAAGATAACTGGGATGCAATCTTTAAAAAGAAACCTGAGAAAGAAAAGAAGTGACATTCTTTAAGATTGTCTTTACAATCCTTGCAATTATCTTTACAATAAATCTAGGGGATACGTTAGTACAGCAATCGCTAAAAGAAGGTGTTTATGCTTGTGAAGAAGTAACCAAAACAGATCCTATTAACGTACAAAAGATATGCGACAGAAGATGGAAAAGAAAATGAGAAAAGTTATAACAATGTTATTACTATGCTTGGCTTTCACAGCCCAAGCTGCCGATGGTCCTACGATTGTTACCCTGCCTGATGGAACGATTATGACTTGCTGGACTTTTGGTATAATTGTTCAATGCAGTTAGTATTAGATATTGAAACCAACTTAGCTCATGACACAATCTGGTGTTGTGTAACTCTTCATCGTGAAACAGGAGAAATTAAAGTATGGAAAAACAAGGAAGGATTAAAGGAGTATTTAGATGACGCTGATACCATTATGGGGCACAATCTTATTGATTTTGACGCTTACGTTCTTAATCGTGTGTGGGGAACCAACATTAGGAAGTCGCAATGTCAGGATACTTTGTTATTGTCTCGCCTTAGTAATTCTGCTAGGGACGGTGGGCATTCTTTAAAAGCTTGGGGGAATACTCTTGGCTATGAGAAGATTGAGTTCACCGACTTTGATGGTGGTTTGACTGAAGAGATGGTTACTTATTGCATACGAGATGTGGAGCTGACCTCGAAGGTCTATGACATCTTGGCTGCAGAGATTATCAAGAATAAGATTAGTCCTGAAGCTGTAAAGCTAGAGTATGAGGTGCAGGTAATTTTATCGGAGATGGAACGTAATGGATTCAAGCTTGACGTACCCTATGCACAGACCCTGCTCTGTGAGCTTAAGACGGAGATGGCGAGTATCGAGGAATCGTTACAGGAAATCTTCCCTCCGATTGTTACGGAGCGTGTATCGGAGAAGACTGGCAAGCGACTTAAAGATGATGTGGAGGTCTTCAACGTTGGGTCTCGTCAACAGATTGCGAAGCGGCTTATATCGAAGGGATGGAAGCCTCAAAGGAGTACCGAGAAGGGACAGGTCATCGTTGATGAAACTACGTTGGAGGACTTGGACATTCCTGAAGCGAAGCCTATCGCAAGATACTTAACGTTACAAAAGAGAGCATCACAGTTAGATTCATGGTTAGAACATTTAGGAAAGGATGGGAGAGTACATGGTAAAGTTATTGGTTTTGGTGCTGTCACTGGTAGAGCTACTCATTCTAGCCCTAATATGGCACAAGTCCCTGCGACTAGGGCAACACTTGGAAAAGAGTTTAGGTCGTGCTGGACGGTTGAAAATGGAAACGTACTGGTGGGTGTCGACCTTAGTGGTATTGAACTTCGATGCTTTGCTCATTACTTGGATGATAAGGAATACATAGATGAGACAGTCAACGGTGATGTCCACACTAGAAATCAGCAGGCTTTCGGGGTTGAAACGAGAGACCTTGCGAAGACTGTCCTGTATGCGACTCTCTACGGAGCATCCCCAGCCAAGATCGCTAAAGTTATTGGTTGCACTCCTAAAGAAGGAGCCAACATTATTAGTAACTTCTGTAAAGCAGTACCAGCGTACACGAGACTTAAATCGAAAGTTGAAAGGATTGCTGAGAAAGGAAGGCTACCTGGCCTTGGTGGTTATCAGCTTACGGTTCGGTCAGCCCATTCGTCGCTTAACACGCTCTTACAAAGTGCAGGGGCAATCATTGCGAAACAGTGGCTTGTTCAAATCAAAAAGAATTTGACAGCAGCTAAGATACCATATAAGTTAGTTGCTTGGGTCCATGACGAAGTTCAGATAGAATGTGCTAAAGAATATGGGGACATAGTAGG